TTATTCGGGCTTTCCGAATTGCCGCTTTACTTGCTTCGGTACAGGGAAAGTCTTGACAACCTTCCGCCCATCCTCGTTAATCGTGCTCCAATCCTCATGGCTTAGATCGATAGAGCCGTAGGGCATCAGCCGCACCATGCTGTCGTCGTTGAGGTGATAGGCGCGCATCAGAGCCTTCCGCTTCGTGATTTCATCCGGGACCTGCTGTGCAAATGCAAGGGTCGGGATGAAAACGAGAGCATATACCACAATCCGCCTCATATCAAATTCTCCACTGTCAAGAGTTATGGTTGACGTGGAGGTAGGATAATCAATTCGACTTGTCAAGTGTCAAGCTTCGCACCTGACTGCACTCCTCAATCACCGTAACGAACTTCCCGTCCGTGGTGTTGATCATGCAGCGGACCTTGCCGGTGAAGGCGCGGTCTGGGTCGCCGGGCTCATGGGCCTCGCGCATGGTGCTGATCTGGTCGGTGTTAACGATGACGTCCCGCCCGTCCACGGTGTGGAGGACGATAAGCACCAAGAGAAGCACTTGTCAGTCCTTTTGTGGAACGAACCAAACGATGATCGGAAACAATGCCGCTACGATCACGCCAAGGGTTTCCTCTGTCAGATGACCGAACAGGTTCTCGCCCCACACAACATCGATAATCTCGACCAGCGCGAGGATCAGCATTGTCAAGGATTTCTGCATACCTGTCATATACTACCTCCGGTTGAATGCGTATATGACGTTCGTAATCCTATGACGATCATCGTATATCGTAGTCAACCATTTAACTTGTCGGTGCGGATTTCCCCTTGTTTTACAGGGTTTTCCGGCATCTGTTGGCGGAGTTGCGCCCCGATCTTCATCAGCAGCGGGTTCGCGATGTTCCACGGTGCCTGACTGATGCACGCCATCACCTTCTGCCATTCGTCATCGTCAAGCTGAACCGTTGGCACTAGCGCCTCCGTCGAGCGGCAAACCTGAACCCGGCGGTGGCCGCTGCCGTACCCGTGTTCTCGGTGACCAGTTGGAACGGGAACAGCGTCGGCACCGTGAGCGAGGCCCGGGCCATCGAACTGGACGCGGTAATCTCGACCGGGTTGCCGCCCGGGTTGCTGGCGATGGCACCCATCTTATTGCTGACGCCGGTCGGCAGCGGCTCAAGGCCGAACCACATGTAGGACAACGGTTCCTGCGCCGCGCACCACGCGTAGCAGTCCCAGTCGCCCGGCGAGAGCACGCCTGCGCTGATGGTCATAGTGTTGCTGCCCACCGGGATAGCGAGGCCGTCAATGTTGTTCGAATAGAACTCGCCGACCTGTCCCGGCTTGGCGTCGCTGCCGTCCACCACGCCCGCAATCGGCCCGGTCTTAACCGGCCCGCCGCTCTGCCCGAGGATGTCGTTGACGATCTGGGTGACCATGCAGCGGAACGCCTCGACCTGACCCCAGCACTGCATCAGGTCGTTGTCGCCGCAGCCGCAGCCGCACGGGTCCGGCTGCGGTGGCGGGCAGGGTGGTAGGCAGGGATTGAAGGTCTGGGGTCTGATGATCTGGCCGCCCATGCGGTCCTCCTATTGTGTACAGAACTCGGTGACGATGCAAACACCGTTGCCCCCGGGGCCGCCATTCGCTGAGCCGTTGGCGACGTTGGCGCAGGTGCCGCCGCTGCCGCCGCCGCCGAGGCCGCCGCTCAAGCCGTTCGCGGACGTGCCGCTTGTGATGGCCTGCTGGCCGCCGGGGCCGAGAATGGAAGAGCCGCCCTTGCCGGATGGCATGTAGATGCTGGCGGACGCACCATTGGATGCGCCGAAGTCGCCAGCCTCGCCATTGAGCAGGATGTCGCCCACGGAGCCAGCGGTGGACTGCCAGACACCGGGTGTCGGGACTTGGCCGGGGCCGCCATAGATGCCGGGGCCGCCGCCGACCGCATTGCAGAGTGGTCCGGTGCCGAAGGTGGTGTTGCCGCCGGTCGTCGCCGACACCGTGTTTCCCTGTCCGGCAGCGCCGCCAGCGCCGATCACAACGGCGGCGGTTGCGCCTTGCGCCAGCACCTGCGCCCGCGTCAACCAGCGTTCGCTGTAATTGCCGCTGGCTCCGCCGCCGCCCGCATAGGTCGCGGTGTTCAATGTCGAAGTCACCGCACCACCGCCGCCACCGCCGCCGCCGAGGCACTGCACCCGGCAGAACACCATGTTCGGGTCCGGCGTGTAGGTGCCGCTGCCATTGAACCGCGTCACCCGCGCGACCAGCACGGCGGCCGGGACTGCGATGTTCTGCCGGGCCTGTAGCTGCTGGCCTGCTGTCAAGCCTTGCGCTTGATCATAGCGCACCGCCGGGATGTTGGTCGAAGAGTTGGCGACGAACGCAGTGGTTGCAAGCTGCGTGGTCGCGGTGCCAACCGCCGCCGTGGGCGCGGTCGGGACACCCGTGAAAGCCGGACCAGCCAGAAGCGCGCCTCCAACTGCGCTAAGGTCGTTGCTGTTGAGGTTGACCGCACCCGTGCGTCCATTGAAAGACTGGACGCTGGCAGGCAAAGCGGCAATCGCAGCCGTGACGAACGCGGTTGTCGCCAGCAACTGGCTGGAGTTACCCGGCGCGGGGGTCGGTGCAGTCGGAGTGCCAGTGAGTGCAGGGCTGGCATTCGGCGCACCGCCCACGTCAGTCACGTCACCGAGCGTGAGGGACACGGTGCCGGAACGACCATTGAAAGACGTGACACCGCTATCGATGGCGGATATCTCCTGCATCACGAACGCGGTGGTGGCAAGTTGTCCGCTTGACGTGCCGTTCGGCGCGGTCGGGGCCTGCGGGATGCCGGTGAAGGTCGGCGACGCCAAGAGCGCGCCGTTCACGTCGGTCAGGTCCTGCGCCTGAAGCGTGACGATGCCGGTGCGGCCATTGAACGACGCGACACCGGCCGTTGCTGCTTCGACTGCCTGCTGCACGAACGCGGTGGTGGCGATGCGGCCCGAGTTGTTGCCGAGCGGCGCGGTCGGGGCCGAGGGCTGCCCGGTGAGCACCGCATCGGCAATCGGCGCGAAGGTCTGCTCGACCCACGTCTTGGTCGCCAGCGCGCTTTCGTCGATGTTCTGCATCACCAGATTTGTGAGATGAAACAGCCGGTTGTTGACGTCATCGATCTGCTGGCCGACGAACCGAGTGGTGGCGATCCTGTCCGAGTAGTCGGACATGAGCGGCGTCGGTGCGGTCGGGGTGCCTTGGAACGCCGGGCTGATGATCGGCGCACCGCCTGCGCAGAGGATGTCCTGCGTCGTCAGCACCACGCACCCGGTGCGGCCGTTGAAGGTCGCCACCATCGGCATCGCGCTGCGGGCGCGGATGATGGCGGCGTTGACGAACGCGGTGTTCGCGATCAGGCAGCTTGCGTCGGTCGGGTCTTGAACGGTCGGGACGGTCGGATACCCGCTGAAGCCGGGGCTCTCGATGGGAGCGCCGCCCACCTCCACCACGTCCCAGAGGCAAAGCTGCACGTTGCCCTGCCGCCCGTTGAAGGTCCATACCGTGTGATCGGTCACCCATTGCAGCGTCGCCAGTTCGTTCGGGCCGTTGGGCTCCGTCTGCACGCTGATCGGGCCTTGCGCGACCAGCGAGCCGCCGAGGCTCACGGAGCCGTCATTGGCGACGTGGAAGCCGACCTGACCATCGAGCGCGAAGGACAGGCCGCCGCCGTCCGCCCAGAGCGCGGAGTGGCCAAGGTTCCACACCACCCCACCGGCAAGGTTCAGGGTCTGGAACGTCACCGGGGAGGCCGCCAGAGCCGCTAGCAGCCCGGCTGGCGTGGTCCAGCCGTAGGGACCGCCTAATCCACCCTGTTGCAGCAGGAACGCATCACCGGGGCTCGCAGCCGTGATTTCGGGGTAGCTGGCGATCTGTCGGACTTGAAGAACGAGGTCGTCCATGGAACCCTCACGCGGGCGGTACTGGGGTCTGGCTGCCGTTGAGCAGGTCCTGATACTGCTGAATGGCGCTCACCTGCGTCCGGATCAGCAGCGCCTGCGCCTGCACCACCAGCATCAGGTCCGAAGGCGCAGTGACCGGCGGCCAATCCATTTCCGGCTGCAACGGCATCGGCTGGATCAGGGTTACCTGTACGGCGGTTGTCACCGGATTTGTGACGGGCTGGTCGGACGTGTAGACCCCCGCGCCTCCGGTCGGTCCCGACGTCTGGGTGGCGACCGTCAGCCCGGCCGGGATGTTGGCGTTGGAGAGCGTCGGCACGATGGCCGCGCCGATCTGGATCAGGCCGCTCACATTGCTGAAGGTCCAGACGTTGCCGCTCGCGGTGGCCGAGGCCTGCGCCGGGGGCAGCGGCGGCACCGGGCTCACCGCCTGCGCCGCATCGAGCACGTCCTGATAATCGTGCAGCAGGCCGAACTGCTCGCTGATGGTCTCCGCCTGTTCGTGGACGATGCGGGTCAGTTCGTCGGTCTCTTCGACGCTGGGCCACGCGGTGGAGGCGGCGAACGGTGCGAGCATGGGACCCTCACGATGTCTGGGCGCACAGCACCAAGCCGGTGCGCGGCCAAATGTTGCCATCGGTGTCCACTGCTGACCAGCGAAGCTGATAGTCTTTGCCCTCGACGCCGCCGGACACCGAAGCATAGCACGCCCGTCCGCGCACCGACACCGGGCCGATGGTGAAGTCGGTCGATTGGGTCGGCTGGGCAACGTGGTTCCAGATGGTCAGCGAGCCGCTTGCGATGCCCACCCCGGGCGGGATGATCGGCGAGAAGTCGTAGCCATAGTTCGACTTCTCACCCGGCGGGTGCTCCGGTGTGTAGCGTCTCGAAAGCGGCATTGGTCAACCCGCCAGTCGCCTCGTATCTTCGGTCCACCTTGCGCTCAGCATGCGATGCACAACGATCCCCGGCGTGCCGATCACATTTCCATCCGGGTCGGCGAGCAGCGCGTCGGGCGATGCTACCATGGTTGGATGGGCGAGTGCCACCGGCCCCCCACCAATCGGCAATGCGGACACGATGCGCTCGCGTCCGAATGGTCCTTCGCGCCCGACAAGCGTTTCACTTGCATCGATGATCTGGTGAGCATCGCTGTCGCGTAAAAGTTCGGGACGGGCGGAGAGATGCCGTAGCTGTTCCATAGATCATATGTTAAGCCGGTCGCCCGCAAAAGAGAACAGGCCCAGTGCTGACAACACGGGCCTGTCGAGGTTTTGCGATTGCACCCGTCCTGACCAAAGGAACAAAGGCACATGACACAAATAGACAACTTCCCGTCGTCGCGCAAGTACCGCATGTCACCGGAAGATGTTCTCAGGCTGAACAGTATCGAAGTCCTCGCCGCCTCCCGCTATTACACCACCTGCCCGCAATGCTCCGCCAAGCGAAAACCCATACATCAGCAGTTGAAGTGTCTCGGTGTCACCCGGCCGGACCCCGACCGGGTGTTCTGGGGCTGCAATCATTGCGGCTGGACCGGCCCCGGGCGGCCCCACACCGACCGGCGTATCAATTTACCACGCCCTAAACTGCGTCCATCCGCGCCGGAAAAGCGCCCCAACCATCCGCCGACGACAACGCGAACGCTTTACAACTACGGCGAAAAGCTGCGCAAGGTGAAGGTGGTGCGGCCGGACGGCGAGAAGCTGTTCTGGTGGGAGCACCTGAAGGTCAAGGGGTCGATCTGGGACAAGGGTCCGGGGCCGTTCGACACCCAGTCCCTGCTCTACCGCATCGCGGTCGCCAAGCAGATGGCGCGGCTCTACCACCTGCCGATCTGCATCGTGGAGGGCGAGAAGGACGCCGAATGCCTGCTGCATCACGGCTTCCCGGCGACCTGCAACGCGCACGGCGCGAGCGAGCCGGGCCGGGCGTCGAAGTGGTACGAGAGCCATTCCCTGCAACTGAAGGACTGGGGCATCGCCGTGTTCAACGACGACGACCCGCAAGGGGTCGCGCACCGCGACGCCATCCTCGCGCTGTCCAAGGGCATCTGCCGCGCGATCTGCGTGGTGGACCAACGAACACACTTCCCGGGCTGCCACGATATAGCCGACTGGTTCAGGGCGGGCGGCGACGCCGCGACCCTGCGCGACTTCATCGAAGGCGCTCCGGTCTATGGAGCATGAGCGATGCAGAAGCGGCAACTGACATTGGTCAACCCGGATGATCCGCAGCCCAAACCAGTCCTTCCCCCGCGCGTCGATTTTGACGACTTCTACGCCCACTCGCAGGATCACAAGTTCATCTTCCGGCCCAACGGCACGCTGTGGCCAAAGGAAACGATTGACAGGCGCTTGCCACGACGCGGCAACATCCGGCCGTCCGACTGGCTGTTCCAGCAAAGCCCGGTGGATCAGATGACGTGGGCACCGGGCGAGGACGAACTGATCTGCGACAAGGGCATCAAGGATGGCGGCTGGTACGACCGCGCGGGCGGGCGCATCTACAACTCCTACAAGCCGCCGCGCCTTGGCCATGGCCGGGCCGCGCGCGCCAAGCGGTGGAGCGATCATGTTCACCTGCTCTACGGCGAGGAGGCCCCGCACATCATCAAGTGGTTCGCCTGTCTGGTGCAGGCACCCTACATGAAGATCAACCACGCCGTGGTGCTGGGCGGCGATCAGGGCATCGGCAAGGACACCCTGCTGGCCCCGGTCTATCACGCGGTCGGCGACTGGAACAAGCAGGTGGTGTCGCCGCAGCAGGTCATGGGCCAGTTCAACCCGTTCCTCAAATGCGTGCTGCTGGTCATTTCCGAGGCGCACGATCTGGGCGAATTCAACCGGCCCGCGCTGTACGAGCGCATGAAGGGCATCATCTGCGCGCCGCCCGACGTGATCCGGGTCAACGAGAAGCACCGGCAGGAGCACTACATTCTCAACCGCTGCGGCGTGCTCTACACCACCAACCACAAGGTCACCGGCATCTATCTTCCGGCCGACGACCGGCGGCATTTCGTGGCGTGGTCGTCACTCGACAAGTCAAGTTTTTCAGATGACTACTGGACCGGCATCTGGCACTGGTACGAGCACGGCGGCTACGACGACGTCGCCGCCTACCTGATGGACGTGGACCTGACCGACTTCGACCCCAAGGCCCCGCCGCCGCACACCGCCGCCTTCCACGAAATTGTCACCGCCGCGATCCCGCCCGAGGTGGGCGAACTGCTCGATGCGCTCGACCGGCTTCAGAACCCCGACGCGGTCACCGTCTCGGACATTGTAACGATGGCGGACGGCGCGTTGGGCGTGCAGATGCAGGACCGCAAGAACAGCCGCCTCATCGCCAGTTGGATGGAAATGGCGGGATATGTCAGTGTGAAGAACCCAAATGCGGCCAGAAACCTCTGGCAGGTCGGCGGCAAGCGCCAAGTTATCTATGCAAGACAATCACTTAACGGCACAGCCCGGCTCAATGCGGCCGCCGCAAAGGCTAGGGGGCGGCACTGATTGTAGTGGCACCTGTAAACTGATTGTACTGACTTCTGGCTGGCAAAGCGCGTGTGGGAGAGTTTATAACCCCCAGTCCAATCAGTGCGCGGAGGGTTCCATATGAGCCGGAAAGAGGGGTTTGACGACGACGGCTACCACACCGTCGAGCGCAGTCTGGAAGCCATCACGCTGGCCGTCGAAACGCTGGCGGAGAACCTGCCGGACGCGGTGCGAAGCGACCACCCGCTGATGACCGGGGCGGTGTTCGAGGACCACGGCACCAAGATCGCCGACGCCATCGACAGGCTCTCGGGAGCCGCCGACGCGATTGCCAAGGCCCTCGACCGTATCGCCGACGCACTGTCAAGCGCGAAACTGGACACGTAACTTCCAGCGCCGCATCTCCTGACGATAGCGCGCCCATGCCTCCGGTGGCACGTCGCACCAGTCGCCGTGCTCGCGGATCAGGGCCTGAAGATCGGGCGGCGGGTCGCGCTCTATGTAAAGTGAAAAACTGGCCCGAGATTTGCCCGGGGAAAAACTTGGCGGGTCCAAATCCGTTCTCCATTTTGGAAAAATATCGCATGTGGGCGGACTTGATTGTGCAGTGCAGTCCCAGAGACGTTCGCGAAGCGGGAACTGTCAAGAGGTTCCCTTGTCACGATTTGTTACAACGCATGGCCTCGCGGCGAGCTATGCAAAGCGGCATGGCGAATTGTCTTGACGCGATCCCCGCCAAACCCTGTCAAGCGAAATCTTTGCGTCATGCACATATCTTTACACTTGACACAAGTCGGCCCTATCCTCTGACAAGTTTGTTACTTGACGTCGTAACCCCTTGAGCGACAAGCGAAATTCGCGACGTCCAGAGAAGGCCGCTGGTGCGTTATTTCGAGGTGCGCGCTAGGTCGATATAGGCGAAGCGGCAGGCTATCCAGCGGGCTTCTAATGCGATCTGGCGCGATAGGTCCGGATTGGTGCGGGTTGTGGGTTGATCGCTATTCCGGTTCGTGTGGTGGCAACGGGACGTGAACCATGCAGACTTCGGTATCATCGGAGCCGTAGCAGCCCTCGAAACGATAGAGCCAGCCGCCGTGCGGCAGACGCATGCGGAAGGTTCGTTGCTCCCAAGGTCCGGGTGTTGTGTCGCCTTCGATCTGTTCCCAGTGGTGGATGGGTGTGGGTGCGCTCATTGTTGGTTGTCCTTTGGTTAGGGTGAGTGCTCTTTCCGCGCGACCGGCGCTTCTCGCCTAGCACGCTGGTTTGTCCCGGCGAGGGGCTGCCAGCGATTTGATCCGGTCACTCGGAAAACACAGGCCCAAAAATTTGGGAAAAGAACAAAACGGGTCCTTGGTTACTATTTGTGCCTTAGGCACAGAACGGTACCCGGAACAGAAAAGGGCGGGAGGCATTTGCAGCCCTCCCGCCAGTATTAGCCCGCCCCGGGGTATTTGGGAGTGCGGGCTATCCTTCGTGGCTATCGATGCCGATGTTGCGGTCGCAGATGATGACGATCTCGCGCAACAGGTCTTTCAGTTCGGTCTGTCGTTTGGTGGACAGGCCGTGCAGCTTGGACTTGATCACGGTCGCACAGTGGCGGATTTCCTTGAAGTCGTCCTCTGTCATCAGTATCCCCTCTGTCTCATGCCAGCGGGAAAGCGAACCTCTTCACGCTGGACGTGGCGTCTGCCGTCAGCCACCTCGACCGGGATGCGGTATCGTGGATTGAGGAAGGCCCACAAGTGGTACTTGTTCGCTTCATCCGAGAGACGGCTTTCGGCCGGGTATATCTCGAACGCCTCGCACTCCTCGCCGACCAGTTGGTTCTTGATCAGTTGGCGGTGCCGCCAGTCGAACACGGGCGCACCATCGATCCTGCGGATGTTGATATGCGCCATCTCGCAGCCGAACGCTTCGTTCGTGAAGTAGCGCAGGCACACCTGATAAAGATCGTTGCGCCAGTAGTGGCAGCGTTCGTCGTCGCGCGCCAGCTTGGCGGCGGCCTCCTCGACGGTCGAACCGTCGTTCTCCGCTTGCAGTTCGGCGAACGCGCGATACCTTGGATCAAGATAGTCCCGAGGATCAACGTGCGCCTCCTGTAACGGCTTCCACTTGTAGGCCATTCCTCGCATCCCTTTCACGATGTCAAACAACAATAGGACACCATAGCACATGATCGAACCAATGTCAAGCGAAAGAATGTACGTCTCTGTAAAGATAACCACTTGACATTCCGACTTGTATGTGCTAGACTAGCGTTATAGTCGATTGGAGATAACGACATGGCAGAGAAGTCAACGATGATGCTCTATCCGTTCTGGGACGTGTGCAAGACGGCCGAGTTGTATATCAACAAAGGGGCCACCATTCACCAGCAATGGAATTGCGCCCACTGCGGCGTCAAGCAAACGATGGCCGAGGCGAACAAGATGTTCATGCAGGGGAAGTGCGAGGAGTGCGGCGAGTTGACCGATATCCTCAAGGACGGCTGCAATCAGCTTTGCCACTTCAACCTGTCGGAACCTCATCCGGCTCGAAGGCCCAGCTAACGAGACCCTTGCCCTTCAGTTCGAGGGCGCGGTCAACGGCTGGCGTCACGTCGATACCAGCGAGGTTGGTTTTGCGTCCCCGGGTATCGACGCCGGTTGCCGCCTGCGGGCGCTCGCCGGTCAGCCAATACGGGTCGTTGGTGTTCCATGGCCCGACGTCGCGGATTTCGCATAACACCGTCTTGCCGTTGGCCTCGTTGCGCACGAACACGTTGGGCCGGTCGTTGGTCGGAAAGCGGTAGGGCAGCGCCACGCCGAGTTCGGTGTCGGTGATCGGCGTGTCGTCATAGGCCGACTTGTTCGGGTCCTTCTTGCCGCCGAACACGGTGGCGATGATTTCGGTCTGCCATGCGTGCGCCTGTTGCGGCATGCCGGGCTGCACAGGCGGCGGCGCAGGCGGTGGCACGGGCGGTTTCTTCAGCAGCCCCACCGGCATGTTCCACGAACGCGGGTCGTCGTAGGCCAGCTTGTCCGCCTTCACCGAGACGTGCATGTGGCTGTAGTGCCCGTTCGTTCCGGTATACTTGCGCCACGTCCACGGCTGCTGCGTGGAGGAGAAGATGCGGCCTGCGCTGATGACGTACTTGATCCTGCTATCGCGCTGCTGGCGCAGGAAGTCGGCGAGCATGTGGGTGTCCACGCCGCTCGCCGGGTCATGCGTGATGTCCAGCGCCGTCACCACGCCCATGCTGCCGTCGCGCACCCACGGGTTATGGTCCGAGGTGCGCGAGGCGTGCGCGGCGTCGCCGATGGTGCCGTCGTTGCCCTTCTTGCGCTCCGGGGCCAGTTCGTTGATCTGGCTCCGCAACACGTCGAGGCTCTTGGCGAGCCGCCACTTCGCCGCAGGTTTCGCCGCCACCTTGCGCTTGGCCGCTTTCTTAGCCATTGGCCACCTCCTCTACCGCCGGTTCGGGCTTGGCCTTCGGCTTGCGCTTGCGCTTCGGCTTCGGGCTGGGCTCCGTGACGCGCGGCGGGGTATACTCCTCGCGACCCCTGATCTGCTCCACGGTCAGGCCGGTCAGCTTGGCCAGTCGCTTCGCCTGCTCCGGGTTGGGGCGCGAGATACCCCGTTTCCACGCGAACAGCGCCTGCCGGGAGACGCCGCAAATCTTCGCCCGCTCCACGTCGGTATCGGCCTTGATCTTGCGGAGGATTGCCGCCATCGGCTTATTCATCTGGTCATGCAAGCGTTTCGCATGACGCTGAACCCACAGATTGCTGTCGTCCTTCGCCAGCAAGCCGAGCAATTCCATCGCGCGGTCCATTTCGCGTTTGTTAACCGCTTTCTTCGCAACCATCTTACTCACCTCCAAGAGTTTCAATTGACATATAACGTCAACGGGATTACCTGACAAGCACAGTGGAGAAACGTTGATGAACGATGTTGTGAAGCGCGGCGCTCCAGCCATCACGCTGAACGAGACGCTATTGCGCATGCTGTCCGACCCGAAGGTGTCGGCGGAGAAGATGCAACTGATCATGCAGGCGCAGAAGGATATCTTGGCCGAAGCACAGCGCGCCGAGTTCAACGCGTCGTTTGCCGCCATGGCCCCGAAGCTGCCGAAGATCGACAAGCGCGGCATTGTCGAACTGATCAAGGACGGCAAGCATTTCGGCAGCTACAACTTCACGAAGTACGAGGACATGGACGACGTGATCCGGCCCATCCTCAATGAGCACGGCTTCGTGCTGACGTTCTATCCCGGCACACTGGACAACAAGGCCGTGCTGTACGGTGAATTACTTCACACTAGCGGTCATTCCAAGGTCGGGCATCTGCCGCTTGTCCCCGACCCCGGCCCCGGGCGCAACAATCTACAGGCGGAAGGAAGCGGCCTCTCGTACCAGAAACGCTATCTCGCCGAACTGCTCTGCAACATCGTGCGCAAGGGCGTGGACGACGACGGCAACAAGGCGCTGGCGAAGCTGGTCACCCCCGAACAGGTCGCGACCTTGACCAACCTGCTGAACGATACCAAGACGAAGCCGGAAAGCTTCCTGTCCATGATGGTCACCGAAGCGACCACGCTGGAGGCGATACCGCAGCGCGATTTCACCCGCCTCAAGAATGTACTGGAAGCCAAGGTCAGGTCACTCGCAAAGGACAAACCGGATGACAAGCGAAAAAAGTAACCCGTGGGCAATGAGCAAGAGCGAGCAGTTCGCCGCGCAGATGGAGCAGTTCGCCGCCGACAGCGACGGCAAGGTGCGGGTCTATCTCGTCCGTTACGACGACTACGATTTGCAGGCGATGGTCCAAATCGGCGAGCCGTGGGCCATCGTGCTGGCCGGGACGGTCGGGCTCTCGCTGAAGAAAATGGGCCAGATGATCATAGACGGCGAAATGCCGCTGTGCGCGATATGCCAGCACGAATTCGACGGCCATAGCGGCTCGCCGGGTGCGTTCATGATCTGGCTGCCCGATGCCGTGGCAAAGCGCATCCACGACCCCAAGGAACGCCGCAAGCTGGTGGCGAAGCGCCCCTCCGGCGTCGCGGAGCCGATCTGCATGAAATGCTGCGAGCAGGACGACAGGAAATTGCTGGCGCACAGCACCGTCATGCTGGAGCACATCTTCAGCGACGTGGAAGTGGTCGAGGAGGACTACAAATGAGCATCATCCATCGCATGCCGCAGGGTTCGGTCGAGTGGTGGGCTGTCCGCAGCGGCATGCCGACGTCGTCCAATTTCCATAAGGTTGTGACGCCCGGCGGCAAGTTAAGCGAACAACGTCACAAGTATCTCTATCGTCTCGTCGCCGAACGCCTGCTCGCGGAGCCGATGGAGGATCAGTTGCACGTCGAGTGGGTGGAGCACGGCCGGGAGATGGAGCCCTTCGCCGCCGCACAGTTTCAATTCCTCGAAAACTGCGAGCTAGAGCCGGTCGGGTTCATCACCACCGACGATAACCGCTTGGGCTGCTCGCCGGATCGCCTCCTGAAAGACAAGGCGGAGGCCGTCGAGATAAAATGCGCGAGCCCGCCCGTCCAGATTGGTCGGCTCCTCGATGGGCTCGACAACGATTACAAGCCGCAGGTTCAAGGTCAACTTCTGGTTGGCCAATTCGAGCGTGTCCACTTCTACAGTTTCCACGACCGGATGCCCGGGTTCCATCTGATCACCCTCCCCGACAAGGCGTACCAGAAAATCCTGCGGCAGCACCTTGCCGACTTCGTGGAGGAACTGGACGCGGCGACCGACCGCGCCCGGGCGCTGGGGGTCTACCAGCCCAGCCCGGCATTCGAGCGACCTATCGACAGGATCGCCCCGGGCAGGGACCCTGACGCAATATCGGTCATACCCGATTAGGAGGCCGCTGATGCGCGTTCAGAGACCTGACCCCATGAATGACCATCCTGACGGCGTGACGCTACAGGTGACGCTCTCTCCCGGTCTGAGCGACGTTCTACGGCGACTGGCCGATCAGGAGGGGATGTCCGTCCCCACCTTCATAGCCGTCCTGCTCAACGAGGCGCTGGGCCATCGCCTGCTCCTCCGACCCTTCCGGGGGCCAGATAAGCCGTCAGATTGAGTTTCAGAACCCCAATTTTTGGGGTCAAAAAATAGCTGAGCGATATCAATGGCTTACAGACGGCCAAAATTCGGGTTCCATTTCTTGAAGAAAATCACCGGAAAGCTACGCAAAAACAACGTGTTAGTGCGTGTTTTTGTGCGTCGCAAAAACGTCCTGTGGCCGAATTCTTCCCCCGAAAGCCGTATGGTTGCCCGTCCAAATTCGCCACAGAGCCCGTCCCGCAAAAAATAGTGAGCAAAATCAATGGCCCGAGAGAACCGCCGTTTCACCCCCGCCAGATGGGCCGCTCTGGAGTGGTTCCACAAGTCGGAACTCGACCCCCTCTACATGCTGCGGGAGTACTGCCCGTCCAGCCGGATGGTCAACGTGATGATTGCGGAGGGCCAGCTAGAACGGGTCAGGACCAATGTCATTTACCAGACGAAGCTGATCCTGACCCCGGCCGGGCATCAGGCCCTCGCCAGCAAGCACCTGCGGTTCAACCCACCGGGCGGGAAAGCCAGACGATGGGCACGCATATTGCACCGCAGTAAACTGCTAGCACGCCAAGCCGCAGCGCGTCGGGCTGCTGAAGTGCGAGGTAGGTCAAGGCTATTGCCCCGGACACTGCAACCAGCAGAACTAGACGAATAGCCAGCACGGCGAACAGGACGTTCAGCGAGCCCATCACCGACGCCTTCCAAGCGGTGCGGTGGACGTACTCCAGCGCCTCCCGGCTAGGCGGCGTCGCCGTCGTCGTCGTCGGGGCCGAAGTCCACTGGCTCAGGGGCGGCGGCTGCGGCTGATCCTCCACCCTTCGCTCGCCGACCACCTGCATCCTTGAACGCGGAGGCGTACTTCCTGACGGCCGATCCGGACTTTCGCTCATTGCCGCTTTCCTCTGCTCGCAGGACGATGAACGCCTGCTGGATGCGTGCGATTGCGGTCAGGGCTGCGATGCGCTCGCGGACGGTGACTTTCTCCACCTCCTCCGCGTCCTTGCCGCGCCCCTTCTTAACAGGCGGGGCCTCTAGGTCGTCAAGTAATCTGCTTACCTGCCGGTAGAGCCGCGCGTTGATCTGTAGCGGGTCGGCGTTGTCCTTGCTCATTGCCATCCTCCAACGTGAAGGTTGGGCCGCTCGTCCTTGTCGTCATCGCGTGCGGTCGCAGCGGGCGGTGCTTTCTCACGCTTCGGCTCTTCGCGTTTCGGCGGCGGCTTGTCCTCCCGCTCTGGCGAGACGTAGAGCCGTGGGCTGTCGCCCGCGACGGCCGCACCGGCCTGAGGCGCAAGCCGCTTAGTCATCGGCCCGGCTGCACCCGCGATCTTGGTAAGCGGCGAATAGCCGTGGATCGCGTTGTATATCCGATGCCCCGGCGAATGCCTGTACCATGGAATGCCAATGGCTTGCAGATAGGGTGACACACCCAGCATGTGAGCCAAGCCGTGCAGCCCGGCGAACTGTCCGGCTGACGTCAGGTGCTCCATGACCGCGCGCCCCTGCGGAGTATTCAGCAAGCGGCTGATGCCACCCAGCGCGCCGCCCGCCAACGCTCCGGTTTTGGCGTTTTCGAGGTGGCTTTGTCGGGTCCGGCTTTCGGTCGGCTGCATGAACCCGGACGTTGCACCTTGTGCTGCGCCCTCGACACCGCGCGAGAGCGCGCCTGTAACCACGCGTTGGGCCGGTCCCCAGCCCATTACCCGCGACACCACCGGGTAGATCGCGCGCGACGCTCCCAGTTCAGGCTGGAACATGAACGGCACCGTCTCGCCCGCGAACCGCCCGGCGCTTTCAGCGAAGTTGGCCGAGGGCGCGGCAGCGAACTTGCGCACCGGATCATCCGGCAGCTTGGGTGACCACGGTGAGATGTCGCTAACGGTTGATGCCAACCCGGCGAGCCCACGCGCCGCGCCACGGCCGACGTCGAGCGCAGTCTGTCCCCAGCCACCGCTGTCAGGTGTTTCGCTGGTCGCTGGCGCATTGACGTTGTGAGGTGCGTGGATCGTATCCCATGCATCTTCCGGCGAGACGCCTTCAGCCTGTCTCTTGGTGCCGTCCGGCATATCAAATTCGTATTTTGGCATCACTGCACCTGACGATAGTTCGGCATCGCCGGGGCCGCTGGTAGCGATTGTAACCGCAGCATGTCCTTAGCGTGCGCGGAATTGGGTTCGGACGCGTTGGGATCGGTGTCGCCGCTCCCGGCATAGATATCGATCAGGTCGCCAAGGTCGCCGCGCATCGGTCCCATCACCTTGTCGTACTGCTGTTTGTAGGTTTGCATCTTGCGGAGGGCCAGATGCTCCATGTTGTGCAGACTAGCGATGACGGCTTCCGGCGTCTTGCCCCTGAAGTCAAGTTGGCGAGCCGCCTCCTCCTGCGCGCCGACATGAACGCCTCCGGTGCCACCAATGGCTTTGGCGAACTCGTCGCGCACCGTCTGCTGATCGACACCGAGTTGATTGATTAGTTCGACCGTGCGTGCGGAAGGCTGCATCCCGGCCGGAAGGAAACGCGAGCCGCCGAGATACAGTTGCCAAGTGTACGGGTTCTCGCGCTTCAACTCTTCCAGATGCCTGACCATATCGCCCGCGTGCAGGTGCAGCGTTGCGATGGAGTTGATCGTGCGGCCCTGCGGTCCATGAGAGAATGCGTTGTACATCGAAATTCTTTCCTTGAATTTCGCTGCGTCGAAGGTTGGATCAACCATCTTGCCGAGCGCCCAGACACGCTGTTGGTAGGCTGCGTTCTGCCATGCCGACATGGGCGGTGGCGCGCGACCGCTGGTGTAGGTTTCCAGCGACGCGGCGAAGTACGGATCGAAACTCCTGACGGCATCGATCACGTCCTTGCCCTTCAGGTCGCTCTTGGCGACGCGTTGATACTCCTGCTCATACTCCGCCGCCCGCGCCGAAATGATCCGGCGGATGCTTTTGGGTAATGCGCTCGCCTCTGATTGTGTCAGGGTCTTGTTGGCCAGCTTCAGCGCATACTCGTTGATCAGTTGATCGTTGTTTAGTCCCATCTTGTGGAAGGCATCGATGGCCGCCGAAGGTGCCATCTTCCATGGGGTGACCCGCAATCTCTCAGGCGAGCCCGCCGCGACACCTGACGGCGCAGCACCTCCCGGTGCCGCTGCCGCAGGAGCGCCCGTGGGCGCGGGACTTGGTTTGGCTGGCTGGTCGCCGCCGCCATCGCCGCCCTCTTCGTCCGGCTCGTCATCCTTCGCCATGATCGGCGCACCCGCCGCCTTCGCACCCTCCGCCAGACTGGCGGGTGTTGCGGCGGGTGGCGGTGCTGCGACTGCTGGCGCGGCTGACGTGCCGGGTTCATCCGGCCCGATGTCAGGTGTTTCCCTGTCACTCGGCAGGTTGTTGATATCGAAGTTGACGTCACCTTTATCCGGGATGGTCGGAATATCGTTCGCGCCGGTCGTCGGTGCTGACGGTGCGGTCGCTGCCGCTCCACCTGCTGACGGCGCTGCCGGGGGGGACGGTGCCGTGGCTCCGGTGGCCGGGTTCACGCGGAACGGATCAAGCGCGTGCTCCTCGTCGTCTATCTTGCCCTTGAGTATCTTGTTGCGCGCCCGTGCAGTGTCGAGGTCGATCATCGCTTTTTGCTTCTTCAAGTCCTCGTTGGTGCCGTCGAGGTGCTTGAGATGCCGGTCGAGCGCACCCCAGTCCTTGCTTGCGAGGATATTCTGCACGTAGCTGTCGCCATACTCGTTGGCGATGCGGCTGATTTCGTCGTGAAACTTCTCCTCGTTGAAGTCGCTGCCCGGCTTGCTGGGATCGGGACCGTAGGTCGCATAGGCGTTGGAGTACTTGCGCAGCAACTCCTGCAAGCGGTCCTGCACGATCTGCTGGTGCATCAGGTAATTCTGCCGATTGAGTTGCGCGGCCTGTAGCTGGCCCTTCTGGTAGGCTTGCGTCCCGGCGAGGAACGACCGGCCCATCGTGATCGCGGGCATGCCGATCATCGGCGGGGCAAAGCGGCCAAGCTTCATCGTGACGTCGTGAACCATTGCCGGGATGTCGCGCTCCGTGGGCATGAACTGACCGAACGGCATCTGTCCGTCCGGAAAGTTCTTCATTCCCTGTGTCACGTAATCATCTTGACCCCAGTCGCCGTGCGCGCGGTCGCGCAGCGCAGGGTTCTCCGACGTCGGGATGTACGCCTCACGCCCGCGCTCCAGTTGCGCGAAGCCGAACGGGGTCTCCTCGCCGCCGCCGTGAAACTCCGACCGGGTGCCGAAGTCACCGCGCTGTGGCGGCATATTCTGACGCCAGTATTCCTGCGGCGACTGTCCAGTGTTTGACTTGTCATCGCTGGTATCAGACACGGCTCATATCCCTTGGCTGATCCTCGCCAGCCGCTGGTTGAGTTGCGGGCGGGCGGGCTTGAGATAATCCCGCGCGAACAGCGAGGCCGCTTCCTCTGGCGACTGCGCGTTCTGAAGCCTGCTCCAGAGGCGCGGGTAGTTGTTGCGGATATTCTGCGCCAGAAATTCGGTTTGCAACTGCGGATCGCGCCAGTCCCGCCCCCGGAGCCAGCGCGAGTAATTGTTCCACTCCTGCGCGCCCTCCTGATAGAGCCCGTGGGCATAGTGCGCCTCGCCGCTCCAGTTCGGCTGGTCGGGATGGCGCAGGGTCGGGTTGAAGCTGCTCTCCGTGCCGATGTTAAACATGATGCCCCGGATGGCATTCTGCGGCAGCCCGGCGCTGGAGAGCGTGCGCGAGACGATGGGACCGACCTGTTGCGGCCCGCTTGGCATCTGGCCATTAGGCAGCCGCGACGGCGCGTTGACGTCGCCGCTGGTGCCGCCGGGACCGCCGCCGCCCATGCCGGGCGGCAGGGCGGCCGGGAACGGGTGCTGGGCCGCCCACTGCCGTTCGGCCGGGGTCCCTGCACCCGCCTGCTGGCCCTGCTGTCGCCGCTGGAAGTCCTCATAGTTCTCGCCGGGCCGTTGTCCCGGCTGCTGGCCCGCCGCGATCTGACGGAGCGCCTGCGCCCGCGCCTGCGGCGACGCCCACTGCCCGGTGCGCGGGTTGTAGCCCGGTGCCCAAGGTCGTCCGGCCCATGGTGGCTGCCCGCCGCGTCCCATCATCCCGGGCATCATGCCGCGCCCGCCCATGGCCCCGCCCAGCAACTGGCCGATCAGGCTCATCAGTGATTGCGGGTTGCCCTGCATTACGCCCTGAATGTCGCGGAGCAAGCCGCCCATCGGCCCGCCCATCGGCATGTTGAACGGCAGTTGTCCCGGCTGCCGCTGGTAGTAGCCGGTCTGGGGCATCTGCGGACCCCCGCTAGGACCGCCTGCGGGGCCGCCCTGAGTGCTGGTCGCGCCTTCGGGCAGTTGATCACCGTCCCCCTCGTCCACCGCGCTGGGCGGGGCGCTGGCGTAATCCTTGGCGGTCCCTGCGACGGTTGGTCCGGCCGGGGGCTGTCCGCCCTCTCCGTCCTTCGCCTCCGCGTCGCCTGTCGCCGCCGGGGGCTGAACGTCGGGGAACCCGGCCGACGACGCCACCTGCTGTTGCCCGCCGCTGAGCCATGGCGGCGTGAGCGGTCGCTTGGTCGGGTCGATATTGCCGGTCTGGACGACGCCGCCCGGGAGGGTGGCCTGCCCCGCGCCGATCTGCCACGCCGCCGGGTTGATCGGCTGCTGCGGCGGCTGCGGCTGTTGCGCCGGGGGCTGGGGCTGGGGCTGCTGTTGCGGCTGTCCGTCCTGCGACTGGTCCGACTTCTGGCTCTGGTCGCTACTGCCGTCGCCGCCGCCGGGTGGGTTCAGGGCATAACTCACGCCGAATGGGCCGGTTGGATCACTGACAACGTTGTCAAGTGAAGAACTGGACCCAGAATTGCCGCCACCGAATACGCTGCTTGCCGGACCAATCGGCGGCGCGGTGCCGCCGCCGAACGCGCTCATGAGGTTGCCGCTCAGGCTGCTGGCCAAGCTGCCCAAGCCACTCGATAGTGCGCTGCCGAAGTCGCCCATCACTGACCCCCTGCACCCTGCGACGACACGTTCTGGTTCGGATCAAGGTTGAAGTTCTGGGTGCCTGCCGTCTGGCCCTGCTGCGTCGCCAGCGCGCCGAGGCTCTGGTTCTGGTTCTGGATATTCATCCCGATGTTGGCGACCGATCCGGGGATGGCGGGGTTGGACTGGTTGGCGTTGAACAGATTGCCGAGGGCCGCTTGAGCCACCTGCCCCAGTCCGCCGATGTCCTGTGTTTCCATTGACGACGGCCCGGCGTAAGTGAGGCTCTGTCCGGTCGCCGCAGCGGTGGCCGGGTCGCCGGACGGCTGGCCAAGTCCGAGTTGCTTGTAGCGGTTATGGATTTGCTCGCTGCCAAGTCCCAGCGACTGCTCGATCAGGCCGACGTCGGCCGATGACAGGCCGCCAGCGCCGGGGACGGCACTGGTCATCTGACCCTTGCTGTTGCCGAAGAGCCCGCCGCTGCCGCCGAACAGGTTGGAGAGAAAGCCCATTATGCGCTGCTCCCGCCGCCGCCATCGCCTCCGTCGCCGCCGTCGCCCGAACTGCCGTCGCTGGCGCTGGCGCTCTCACCACCGACACCGCCGCCACCGGCATCACTGCTGCTGGAGCTACTGCCGCCGCTATCGCCCGGTCCCGGGCCGCCGGGTGTGCCGCCGACGTCGCCGACGTCACCGGCAGGCGAAGCCGCCTGCGCCGCGCCGAGGTTGGCGTTGTTGGCGCTGTCCGCAGAGACCGATGCCTGATTGCCAAAGCCGAGGTCGCCGGGCGAGAAGCCCATTGCCGCCGCCGCTGCTGCATCGGCTGGGCTCGAAATGCCGAAGCCTGCGGCAGTCCCGGGCGTCTGCCCGGCGTTGTTGCCGAAGCCACTGGTGACGCCACCAACCTCACCTGCCAAGCTGCCCGGTGCGCCGAAGGTGGCGGTGCCGTAGCCGCCGGTCGCTGGACCGCCGAACTGGCCAGTCTCAGCGGCCGGGCTGAACCCCGCTGCGACGTCCGCACCAAAATCGGTCGGGCTGACGGTGCCGAACACGCCGGGTGCGACCGGGCCGTTGATCGTGGCAAAGCCGGACTGGAAGCCGGATGCTGGAGTTCCGAATTGGCTCTCGTACCCGGTCGGGTCACCCATCGGATTGCCGATTGCGGGCGTGTTGCCCGGGTTGGCCATGAGGCCGAACGGTGATTGGGGTGAGACGGCTGTTGGTGCGAACTGCGATTGATCCTTGCCCGGGTTCGCAAGTTGCGGCCCGACCAGCCCGGCGTTGGGCGCACCGAAGGTGTTGATGCCGGGTCCAACCACGCCATAGCCGAAGTCCATGCCAATGTCCGGGGTCGCCTGCGTCGCGGACGGAGCCTGCGCCGGATTGCCCAGCGACGGTGCGGTTGGTGAGACGTTGGTGGTCGCGGTCACGTCGCCAAGCGGTGCCGAGGTGACGGTGCCGGACGGGGCCGCCACCCCGGGGCTCGTCGGTCCAATGGATGGCGGCGCGGGCGCTGGACCGGGTGCCGCCGGGCTGGGTGCCGGTCCCGGGGCTGATGGGGCGGCAGGGCTCGCAGGTCCAGCCGGGGCACCCGGCGTGTTACCCATACCAGACAATCCCTCGCTGAAGCCACCCCAGCCGCCGCCCGGACCCGTGCCAGCAAGCGCGCCTCCGCCAAAGCCGCCCTGCCTCAAGAACTCGTCAATGATGCTTTGCAGGTCGCCGCCACCGAGTTGACTGAGGTCGCCCATGACACGTTATCCGCTTGTCACTGGTGTATTGTCCGTGTTGCCGCTGTTGCCGCCGACGTTCTCCGTGTTGCCGAAGTTGGTTGCCGGTTGCAGTCCTGATTGCGTGGCGGATTGCTGCGCCAGTTGCTGAAGCTGGCTCTGCTGTTGTGCCGCAGTGTCCGAGAACCCTGCCAACTGTTTCGCCGTACCTATGTCGGAAGCGGCATTGGCGTAGGTTTTCATGGTGGACGCGCCCATGCCGCCAAGCCCGCTGCTGCTCTGCGCGAACTTGGCATCGTTGGCCATCTGGCGCTGCTGGCCCTCGTATTCGGCGAGTGCCGCTTGCTGTGGTGCGACGCCGCCGGTCACGTTGCCGCCGCCCTTGTTGCCGCTGATGGCGTTGCCCATCAGGCCCATCAGCGGGCCGAACAGCGAGGATAGGCCGAAGTCACCCATCACAACCTCATGACGTAGCGCGGCAGTTGTTCCTTCGCCCCCATTCTACGCGCCAGCGGGCCGATATCAAAGTCGGTTTCGGAGCAGACGCGCCATGTGTTGGCCCCGCGCGCCCGTGCCCAGCCGACCGACGCGCGCAGCAGCTTGTTCATCTCCCAGAGGCCGCCGTCGTCCGCGCACATGGCGACGACGTTGCATTCGATCACGGTGGGTATCCACGGCACGATTGCCAGCATCGATATCGTAAAGGCATTCGCTGTACGTGCCGGATAGAACAGCAGCGGCGTCGGCAGCACGCAATTGCGCAGCCACCCCTCCGCGCCAACCCTGTCGTAGTGTGAAGGATATCGCTTTACGCCAAGGTCGAGCACCCACGGGATGTCGCTCTCTCTGAGCAGGCGAACATCCTCATTGCGGCTCACCAGAACGGAAACGTCCACGTAACCCTTGGCTGCACCGTTGGTGGCGGGGCGAACGTCTGCGCCCCGATGTAGTGCTCCATGTGGTTCTGGAACTGAAACCATGATCGTTCAACCGGGTCGTTCAGGTCAGTGTCTACCATGTTCTGGCCGACCCTCAAACCGACGTGCATGCTGTCGAAGTAGGTCGGGAAGTCGGCCAGCGCATCGTTGTGCGCCTGCTGGTGGTTCAGTTGCCACGGCCCGGCAGAGGCAAGCGCGAGCATCGGATCAACGAAGTACGGCACCACCGAGTAGCGTGTCAGCGGGGCCATGATGCCCAGCGCGTTGCGGTGCGCCATGGCGTGATGGAACGTGAACGCCGGGTCGTCCAGATTGGTCAGGACGACGCTGCTCATTCGCCGCCATCGCCGCGACCGCGCACCGATCTGGAAAGCAGCGACGAACTCTCCTGCGCCGGGGCGCGGGTGTCGCTGGTGCCCATCGGGTCAAACCCTCGCGGGCTTATCCGGTCCATGCCGTAGTCGCTGGTCGGGCCATCGCCAAGCAGTCCTCTGGGACCGACACCGGGCGTCGTACCCATACGCAAAGGCCCGGCGACTGGCCTCCCTGACCGGAAGAAGCCGTCCGGGTGCTTGAAGTCGGCCACGGGGTTTCGCTTGACGATTGGCCATTCGCCCTGTTTCCTCTCATGCTCTGCCATCAGCGTTGCCTCTTTCGCTTTGCAGCGGCCTTGCGTCGCGCCTTGCGCAGATTGCGACGCGAAGCCCGCTTCTGCATCTTGGTCGGGTACGGTGAGGTGAGCGCCATCAGTAGCGACCCTTGATGAAGCTGTTGAAGTATTGCCCCGGACTGGGGCTGTACGCCCAGCGTTCAACTTCGATTTGTTGGATGCCTTCGAGGACGTACAGGCCGCCGCCGCGCTGGAACGTCACGTAGGCAACCTCCTCCTCGTCGTCGTACTCGATGCGCGCAATCGCGCTGCTCGCGACCGGGTACGTCTGTATCGTCATCGGTTCAGCTTGCGATAGACGTTGCGCATGACACGCCCTTGGTTCGGCTGAAGTCATCGTCCGGCATTAGCGCCTCCTACGGCGACGTGCCCTCGCTGCCGACCGGCTTGCGGGCACCAGCACCATTCTTCGCCTTCCTCTTCGCCGTGGCATTCTTGCCTCCTAGAAGCTGCAACCAGACGCGCCATGGAACGACTGCAAGCGGCTCTTGGCGATCACGCCGCAGGAAGAGCACGTCGTATTCGCCAAGCCACCGCTCAAGTAAAGCGAAACCGTTGCCTTTGCCGCGCGCCTTGACTTCGGCAACAAGCGGCGCTTCGTCTTTCCCTAGAGGATATATATCAACGTCATGACCGCTACTGCGAAAGTGAGTAGCACCAGAAAGAGGATAACGTTCCGCATGAATGCCAGCGTCCTTATGGGCGTTGACAATCTCCACCTCAGCCCGTGCGCCCTTCCTTCGCTGCGATGCGCTCATCGTTTTGCTCCTCTGTGGGGTCCGGTCCTACCTCCCGGCCTTGGTGTCCGGCCGGTTCGTCCGCGTCCGCGACGGCCACGGCTCCAATCACTGGGCCAGCCGTCATCGCTCCACGGCATTCTCACCACGGGGCCACGGCCCCGTGGACAATGATGTTTGCGGGCCATCACCGCCTCCCGATACGAACGCGACGATTGGCCTTTCGATTACCGGGCACATTCGGCCGCATCCTGACCCGGCTGGACGGACGCATAGTCCCGAACCGTCCCGCCGGATCGACACGGCTACGTGGCCCGAGGTTGATACCGCGTGCCATTCAAAGCCTCCGACCTTTTCGATACGAGAATAGCCGTGGCTTCCACTTGGGTAGACGCCACGACTTGGTTTTGAGGGCTCTGCGCAGGTTCTTGATGGGGCGCGAGCCGTAGCGGGGCATTATCCGTGCCTCCGCAGCTTACGGGCTCGCATCCTGCGGGCGCGGCGAGTTCTCTTCAGTCGCTTCAGGCGAGCCATCGCTCGCTCCTACCGACGACGAGAACGGCGACCACGACGTCTACGACGTGCCATCTGCTCTTCTCCTCTTGCGAGTGTGTGGGGCACCATTAACGGGGCGGAGCCTACACCCGCCTCATGCGCCGAACAAGGTACGCAATTCGCCCGTGATGTGCAGCCGCTCAATGGTGAAGTCGGGGGACAGGCTCTTCAGGTCCACCGCGATGCTGATGCCAGCGCCTTCGATGGGCTGCGGCTCGAATGCGAAGTTCGCGCCGGGCGTCAGTTCAAAGCCGACGTCCTGAGTGCCGCCGGGCACACCGCCGCTCTCGCACTTCACGCTACCGGTGAACGACACGCCCTGCCCGCTGTTGTCATGGACTTCCATAAACAGGCGCTTGAAGTTCTTGATGGTCAGCATCGTTGCTGGTTCCTGCTCCGTACCACGCAGCGCCTTGGTCGAGAGCCGTTTCGGCAGTGCCGGGTCCGGTTGTGCAAACAGTTGGTAAAGCGAAGTCCCGTCCGTGCCGTAGGGCGTGCAGATGCTATCCTGCTCGTAATAGCCGATGTTGGTCAGTTCGAGGTTCTGCGACGCCACCGACCAGAAGTCCTGACCCTTGATCGGATGGTACATGAGTAAAAGGCTTCGCGTTACACCCCACGGATCAGTAAAGCGGCCATTGGCGAGGAGGACGCGGAAACCGAACATCGATGCGGTCGCCATGGTCGGATAATACAGCGAGGTGTCCAGCGTGTTGTAGACGTTGGTCGTCTTGCTGCTGATGTTCTGGCTGTCGCCACCTGTTATCAAGTAAATCCCTTCACCACCGAAATGCACGAAGTGGCGGCCCAGCCGACCGACCGGGCGCGGGAAACGGTGACCCACCTGCGGATCAATGTTCGCGTAGTTCATGTTGGTGACGAAAGGCGCAACGTCGGTGCCTTGGCCGCTTAGCTGCACGTTCGATATCAGGTCGATGCTGCTGTCACCGAAGCAGAACAGATAGCCTGCGCTGGCCGCAAGGTCCATGAAGCTGTAGGTCAGCTTGTTGCCGAAGTATCCGAATGATCCTCCACCGTTGGCCGTCGAAAAGTCAGCCCCGTTGCTCGGAGCAGAGAAAGAAACAACATCCTTGCCAGAGACGAACAGGCGTTCCTGATACACCTCCATCGCATAGATGCCGGGGAGGCCAGTCGGCATCGGTGTCGGGACGGACGGACCCTCAAGCGCGTCGGTGAGCCAGTCCGGAGCCTGCTCGCCCGGCGACGTGAGCACCTGCCCGTCCCATGCGTAAAGCCCGTTCGGCGAGCCGAAGAGGACGCCACCGTTCTGCCCTAGAACCGATCCGAAGAACCGGGGCCGCCACACAACAGCGTCGGCCCAGTAGTTGGGAGGGATCGGCGACCAGATATCCCCGATATCGACTGTCGTTCCGAGGTCGAGGTCAACCTGAACAACGTGTCCGTTGGAGAGGAACATCCAAGCCAGACGTCCCCCGTAAGGTGGACCGGGCTTCTCGAACTGGGGTGTAGGATACCCGATGAAGCCGAAGAACATGCGCAGGATGGTTGTCCCGGCGGGTGCGGTGTAGATCGCGGGACCATGGCCCCAGCATGAGCGGAGGTTACCGGCACCGATTGCGAACAGGTTTTCATTCCACCACTCCTCCTCGTCGCCGATACTGCCACGTCGCCCCTCTTGGTTCAGTCCCTGCCACGCCTGTAGCGTCTTGACAACTGGCTGGTTGGTGCTCTGGACAGGCATTTCACTTGACCTCCCGCGTCCTCTTGCGGCGACGGTCGAGCCCGTATTGCATCTGCCTGACCTTCACCGGCACGCCCGGCGGTGCGACGATCATGATCTGCACCGCCTCCACGACGGGCGGCGGTGGCGGAGTGACGCCGCCGCTCGCCCATGTATCGATCAGTTCCTCCGGTCTGCCGTCGTAAGAACTGATATCGCAGGGACCGACGCCGGGCACGGTGTGTGGGGTCGGGCCGGACTGCCCATCGGTGAACTGCCACAGCCACGGCTTGGCCCAACTCTTCTGCCACGTCGGCGAGGTATTGTACGATGCCAGCCACAGCCGCCGTTCGCCGAGGAAGGTGTCAAGATTATCACCTAACGCGTCCTTGGCGGTGTTGCCGCTGTAGAGCACGCATTCGCCCGGGCGGCCCAGTTCAGTCTCCACCGCGCTGATCCACTGGTGAACGTTCGCGAGCGACATGGTGTCGCTGCCGTTGTCCTCCCAGTCGAGGCAGAACAGTTCGTCGGGGTCAGGCGAGGCGAAGGCCATGAAGTTATCCACCTGCGCCGTGACGTCGCTGCCATCGGCGAAATGGTAGGCGCCCCAGCTAAGCCCGGCCGCCTTGGCCGCCTGCTGTTGCGCGACATAGGTCGGGTCCGTGTAGCTTGAGCCCTGCGTAGCCTTGTAGATGCAGCCGACGAAACCTTCGTTGTAGACTTCATCGTAATTCGACGCCGGGTCCCAGTGCGATAGATCGATGACCTGCGGATGGATATCCATGTTATTTCCCCAAGGCTGAAACGATGTGTCAAGTCTTTCGCTTGTCGCCTAGCCCGATGGCATCGCGTACTTCCTTCGATATGCTGTTCAGCACCTCCTGCCCGGCCGGGCTGGCGGCCCACTCGTCGCTCTCCTCCGTCGTCGCATCGAACTCGCCCTCCGCGACGCGCTTGGCGAATGCCTTCAGGCCCGCTTTCGTCAACTCCATGTGCAACTGCGTGATGGGGCAGTCGTAGGTGTCGGCATAGTCATCGAACTCGCCTGTTGCCGCGCGCTTGGCGAACGCCTCATACACGTCGGCCTTACCGTGCTCATGCCCGGCCTTACGCAACTCTGCGGCAAGTCTATCTCTTGTCCGTTCCATCACGCACTCCTCATTGTCGCACCGTAGGGGTTCTGGATCATTTGCGGGCACACCACGCTTGCGCACATGGGCATCTCGGTATTGAAGAGCACGGCCATCGCCTGCGCGTCCTGCGCCCGCTGCTGCTGCAACAGGCAGAGCGTTGCCGCCCAGTACGCGACGGCATCGCTCCACGGATAGGGTATCGGGTCCGGGTCGTTGTCGGTCAGAAGCGGCAGCGGAATGCAGGTGCAATCGACGTCCATTTCCATGTCGCTGGTCGGGATGGGCGCGAGGTACATGCGGCCCAGCGGCCCCGCGCCATACTGCGCCCACCAGCCCGGGTCGCTGATGGTGCCCATGAAGGTGCCGTTGTAGATGCGGAAGCGCGCCTGAAAGTCGGTCCAGACGACACGTCGCCACGTCGGTTTCCAGCCGCCCTTGCCGATGGCGATGGCGAGCGAGCGAACGTGCAGCACCTCCTGCACGCCGGGCATCTGCTCCTGCACCAAGGCGGTCCAGTCGCTGAACGGATAGACTTCCAGTCCTTTAACGGTTCTTGTGCCTCTTGGCAGGACGCGGAGACACGCGCTTACCGCCGCGATGCGTCGGCGGCTCCGGTTGATGTAGTTCGTCAGCGTCGGCTTGCTGAAGAACTGCCCCTGACTGTCGTTGAGGAAGTTCTGCGTCTCCGTGATGTAGCGTTCCAGCATGGCGGGCCTCCTGCGCAGCATCATACGCCTCTTGGCACACCTGCGCCGCTACCGTCTCGTCGGCTCCCTGTTCCTCAACGAAGGCGATGCACCGCGCCATGAAGTCGCCTTCGCTCTCGCCGTCCTCAAGGTCCGGCACGTCCCATTCCGGCGGCGTGACTTCCTGCGGCCCGGCTCCCGGACCCCAGCCACCGATAGCGATGTTCTGGGTGGTCGCGATGATCGGCGGCACCATCGAGCCGATCATCATCGTATTCGCCATGGTGACCGGCGGGTGCGGCCAGACGGTGGTCCACTCGTACATGTCGGCAGGAAGCGGGACACTCGCACTACCAGTCTCGAACACCGGCTGACTGGGCGCGTCAATCGAGGGCGGAACGGTCGCAGGATTGACGACGCCGGGTGGATCAATAACCACGCTTCCCATCGTGGGCGGTGGAAAGAACGGCGTGAAGGTAGGTAAATAACTTGACGCAGGCGGCGACGTTGCGCTGCCGGTCTTGAAAACCGGCTGCACGATGCCGGGCGCACTGGGTGGGGCATTGGCCGGGATCACCTGCGGTACGAGGAGCGGGGTCTGGGCCATCAGCACCCCCTGTTGCCGGTCGGCCAGTAGAGCGGCTTGCAGGGCGGCAGGGCGGGCGGCGGTCTACAGGACGGTGTGATCAGGCCGCTTCCTCTGGCCCGCGTCTCGCTCTCGAACGCCCATGGATGGCGCGGCCACGGCCATGTCGGGCTGGCCTGTCGCGCATAGGCCGGATCAAGCAGGTGTGACTGCGGGATGACGTAGCGCGGATAGGGCGCGGGACAGGCGACGCACCACTGCGGGCGCGGTCGCCATGGCTGGGCGGGCGAAACGTACATTGCGGGCATGCCGCGCATGCGAACCTCCTGCTACGGAGGCGGCGGACCACCCGGGAACCCGGTTGCGCCGCCCGTGATGCCATCAATGATAACGCCGGTCGAGGGCTTGGAGCAAACGAGGTTGAGCGCCGTCAGGGTCAGTCCGACCGACGCGATCTGGCCTTGCGGGATGGTAGAATACCAGCCAGTCCAAGCGAAATTAGCGTCCTCATGGATAACCATCGTAATGTACTTCGAATTGAAGCCGAAAGCTGTTCCGACTGGACAGTTGAGGTCGAAGAAAATCGGCGTATCGCCAAGCAATAAACCTCGAAAACCTGAGTTAACGGGGTCATCCTTGCCCCACCGAGACGACGGGTCATTGTTGTAACGCTCCACGGTCATGAAGTCGGTGAGGAGCGTGGTCCAGTCCTCAACCGACATGACCACGAAGTCGAGTGCTTCGCCGCCGCTGTTCTTAACAGCCTTGAGTAACGTCGGGATGAACGCGGCGCGCGTCAGGACGTTCCCTGCGCCGCCGATGTGAAGTCCTTCCCATGTCGGGTACGTCGCGCGGTCGAGGCCGCCGTAGACGCCCGTGTCGCCGTAGGCGTCGTGAAGTGAAAACATTTGCAGCGGGTTCGTGATCTGCGGGCCGAACAGTGCGCCCGAAAGGGACGCGAGCGCACTGTTCTTCATGTCGTTCAGCTTGAGCATCAGGCGCGAGGCAACGGCTATCGCGTCCTGCGTGACAAGTTGCTCTAGGCCAAGCGACGTGACCGGCGTGGCCAACGCGCACATATTGAACTCTGCATTCAGCGTTGCCGCCACGTCAGCAGGCAGGTTGAACTGCCCGGCTGGTCCGATCCACGATGACTGGACGTACTGGCCAGTCTGGACCGGCTGGGTATAGGGGCTGACGCCGCCAGAGGCGCGGATGGCATTTCTGAGGAGCAAGGCCAGCAGCGGGTTCTGCCTGTAAAGCAAAACAACGACCATCTGTGCGAACACACGTCGCACGGTTGCTTCCAACTCAAGGCCGATTGGTCCCGAGGGGATGATGCCTGCGCCAAGGATGGGCATATGTTAACTCCCGTTGCGTGCGCGCTCCTGATCCGCGCGGATCGCGGTCATGATTTCGTTTCTTCCCCACGCTTCCGGGTCCTTGGCGATTTCCTTGAAGGTGTCGTTGCGCTCATGGTGCCAGCGGGTGCTGTCCCAGTCGCTGCCTGCTGATGGCTTCGGTTCTTTGCTCGCCATGTATTCAGCGGCAACCTCGTAGTCGCCGATGTTACGTTCTACCATCATGGTCTCAAGTCGCTTCATCGCGTCGTCGGTGAAGCCGTAACGTTTTTGCGTTGACGACCGGCGTTCTTGGAAAGCCTTGTCGTCGCGCGCCTTGCGCTCCGCCGCTTCCCTGTCCTCACGGTCTTTCTTGTCCTTGGCGAACCGCGCTTCGACCCGGTTCTCGATATCGTAGTCCGGGATTTGCAGGTTCGGATATTTCTTCTTGATCAAGGCTTTCGCTTCACGCGTCAACGCCGGGTCGTTGTAGATGCTCTCCACGAAGTCCGCGACCTGCATGCGGCCTCTGATGAACTGCTCTTCGGCGTCTGTAATCGTGCGCGGCATGTCTTTCTCCAAAGTCAAACCAGACTGTCAAGTTATTCGCTTGTCAGTTGGAATTGCCCTTGCCGATGATGCTGGGCTGTAGCGGCACGCCGCCATCAGGCTTCGGCACCACGCGCGGGATCGCGCCCCACTCCGACGTCTCGCTCTGGGTGTCCACCTGCAAGATCGTGCGCGGCGGTGTTTCCGGCGGTGCGGTGATGGGCGGGTCGTAGCTGCGGTTCTGTGCCATGGGTCATGCTCCCGGCAACGGGGTGGATGGTACGGGCGGCTGCGGCTGATCCTGCGGACTGCCACCACCGCCGCGTTGCGACATGAGTTTCTGCATCAGGGCGTTGCGCACGGTCGAGCGCAGCAGGTCTTGCAATTGTGTCTGCTGCACGCCAGCGGTCGGTGCGCCTTGCGGCAGGTGGCGTGACAGGCGACTGATCGCGCTGATGACGTCCTTGTGCTGATTGCTGCCGCTCGCGAGGTTGGGCAGCGCGCTTTGCAGCATGTCCACGGCGGTTTTTACCTGCATCAGCCCCTGCGCCATGTTGCCCATGCCGGGCGCACTGACAGGCGGGGCCTGCTGGCGTCGCGCGAGGGCTGCGAGCATCGGCCCGCCACCGGGTGGGGCACCTGCGCCCTGATTTGGGCTGGGGGGCGACGAACCGGGTGCGCCAGCGCCTTGATCCGGCGGCGGTTGGGTTGAGGGGTCAACGTCGATATCGGACATGCTCGCCTCAAATTTCGGCAGAACCTACACCCGGTTTACTTGCCACGTCCACCCCCTCCCCCCTGCTTGCGGTGCATCTGGCCCCGGTCGGGGAGGTGCAGGACGTCGCGAAGCAGGCCCTCCTGCTTCTCCTGTTGCGCGGCCTGCGCCTGCGCTTTCTGGCGCTGCCGCAGCCGTGCCAAGAGCAATTCCGCACCCGGCGGATGCAGCATGTGGATCAGGTCCTCGCTGTCCACCGCGCCCGCCCGGGCCAGCGCAATGGCAAGCTGCCGGTTGTCCTCCGCGAAGGCCGGGCTCGCCGAATGGCTATCGACCTGCACTTGGAACGGTTCGGGCAGGTCCTCCAGCGTGAACTCCGTGCCCTTGTCCGTGGTATAGATCGAGGGGTCCATGGCCTGCATCAGCCGCAATGAGAGGAAGCCGCTTTGAGCCAGTTGCCGTTCGATACGGGCCGCTTGGTCAATCAGGTTCGGCGACGACGTTCGCACAAGCGTCTGCGCATGCACCCCCGCACGAACCCCCGGTTCGCCCTGTCCGCTCATGACAGGCGAAAAACCAGACGCCTCATCGAAGAGTTTAAAAAGGAACGACAACTCCTCAAGATAATGCTCTGGCGGCGGCTCAACCAGCTTCGACGCCTTGGCATTGGGATTGGGGTCGTTGAGAAAGCCGCCCTCGTTGATGATCTTGAAATACTCTTCCTCAGTGACCGAAGTGAACCCTGAGAACACCTGCGGCGCGTTGACGTTGCGGTCCCACATGACCTTGAGGTCGCGCAGCCGCTTGTTGAGCACGTCCTGCAACATCTGCACGTCGGCGATGACGGAGCGGCCCCAGAAGTAGCCCGGCGTCGGGATGCTCTGCACCTTCACGAACGGGTGGTGTCCCGGGATTTTGCCGATGTTGCGCCGTGTGTCGTCGCCTTCGATGATGATCGGCTCCGCGCCGTAGATCGCCTGAATGCAGGTATAATCACCGTCACGGTCGCGGTCCTTGAGCCAGACTTCGCAGTGCTTGACCGTAGGGGCCAGCTTGCGTTGCGGTCGCCATGGGGTAGGTACGGGGAAAACGTTGACGACGCCAGCGGCTGTCGGGTTTGCACCCACGTCACCGAGGGGCTGTAGTCCGCCGACGACCATCTGGTGAAAGTAGGTCGGCTCCTCCTCATCGCGCTCCGTCCTCCTCGCCTCCAGTATCTTGGCCATGATTTCCTTTTTGCGCGGGTGGTTCATTTCGTCCAGCTTGGAGCGCACCTTGCTGACGGTCGGGTAGCTGACGTGAACGAACGCCTCCTGCTCATCGATGTCGAGCGTCGTTTCCGAGAGCACGCCGATGTTCTGCGGATGCACGTTGTGCAGCTTGAAGCCCAAGTCATACGGGATGTGCTTGAGGAAGTATGTCCCGTTGACCAGCGACCACACCACGGCCTCGCTGAACGCGATATCGCTGTCGCTCTGGCGATAGTCGGCGGATAGCTTCTCGCCGATCAACTGCGCGCGGGTCAGCAGGCTCTCGTCGCTCTCGCCGCTGTCGAACAGGATTTGGAAGCGAACGTCGGTCGGCTGCATCAGGAAGCCCGCGAGCCGCTTGATGAACGGCCCGGTCTTGTTGTAGATCGCTGCCGCCGCCGAACTGGTCCCCATGTAGAAATACTGCGCGGCACGGGTATAGACCATGCCGCGCTCTTCGCTTGACGCCATGCACTCGTCAATGATTTCCTTGACCCACATGGTGAAAGGAAGTTCGTCGCTGTCTTTCGGGATCAGGAGCATCGTCTACCCGCCAAATCCATCTGCCGAGGTTGTGGCGGTACGTCCCGGTGAGCACGGTTTGCTCGCCCGCGATCTCGAACCGCGAGTAGGGCATGGTGTAGCTCCGCTCCGTGTGCGTCGCCCAGTGCATATCGAGTGGTCCGCCACAACAAAATCCTTCATACAGTGTTTCGCTTGTCACTTGGTCCTCTCCATATCCACTGTCCGAGTACGAAGTTATACACGCCGGTCTTGAATGTCGGCGTTGATGGCGGCAGGCTGTCTTTGTAGTCACTGAAAACACTTGACGGCTTGTCGTTGATTGCGACGTAGAAGCTTTTGCGGTGGCAGACGTACTCGTAGCCGTCGTGGGGTCCGCCACGGCACGTTCCAGCGTAGTTGCCGGGGTATTTCTTCACCACACCTTCACCGATCTTTGCTTCGAGATTTCGATCAGGTCTTTCTGCGCCCCGCTCTTCAGGTTGGCCTGAAGCACGTCGAGGCCGCTGCCGTGCTTGAGCCGCATCTGCCGTCCCGCTGCGATAGCCCCTTCCAGTGCGCCCTGCGCCATCTGCCAATGGCTTTCCGGATAAGCGGCCACCTGATCCTTGTAACGGATTTTCCTTGTCTCTCCCGGCCGTGCCCGGTTCATGTCGGCGACGTTGTAGTCGTTCTGGATGATATCCTCCGCCAAGTCCCCGGCCCGGGCGATCTTGCTGCCGGTGATGGCGACCGGCTTGAACTCCTGTCGCATCGCGGCGCGTCGGGCGCACGCGGGACATTCCGGCGGCGGGTCGTCCACCTGCTCCATCGTCAGCACCACGTCCATCTGGTGCATGCAGTCGGGGCAGGCGTATGTGCGGATGATCGGCATCAGTGCTGCGTCAACTGGTAAACGTGACCGGCTTCCGGCGCGATGGCGGTGCCATCGCTGTGGACCAGTTCGACGGTGGTCCCGCCCGTGCCGACGAATATCCAGTCCCCGGCGGGGATGTCCTCAGATGCCGTGACGGCGACCGCAGCGCCCAGCGTGAGGGCTCCGGTGTCGCCCTTCTGGCCGATCTGCACCAGCGTTCCGCCGGGGCCGACGCGCCAGATAGCGCCGTTCTTGTCGAGGCTGATGCCCATCGTCGTCATGGGTGGCGGCGGGTCGGGCGGAATGACCGGGGTTACGACAAGGGCCATGGCTGTCTCCCTCATTGCGGGGGAGACATACCACGATCATTGCATCTGGCCAAGCTTGCAGGGAACTTTCAGTTCGCGCACGTCGTCCGGCCGCCCCGCCACGGTGAGGCTGACCCGGATGTGGCACTCCTCGCATTCGAGGACGTAAGCGCCGCAGCGTGGGGCCGGGTAGGGCAGGCTGGCGATGCAGGAGCACTGCTTGCCGTCCGTGCAGTCAATCATCATGCCGTTCGGATAGTTCGGGTCCGGCTGGCATTGCGGCTCCCGTCCGCTGTCGAGAAAAGTAATCCTGAATTTTGGCTTCTCGCTCGTCATGTGTTTCACCTGTCTTGGGTCCGACGCGCCAGCTTTCCGGCGTCTTGATCTGGCCAAGTACCGGCTTCCATAGATGCAGGCAGTTGGCGTGGCAGTTGACATACTCGCTCTTCGGCGGGTGGAATTGTATCACGGTCTCCTCTTCGTCCCAGAACAAGTTTTTCACATAACACATTTCGTCCCAGTTCGGCAGCCGGTGCATCACCGACACGCTGACGTGCTCCCAACTCTCGTCGTAGCTGGCGATGATGTGCAGCCGCCCGCCGCGTGGTCCGAAGATATCGAACGCGCCGCACGGGCCGTAGCTGTCCGGCGTGGCGTACGCGCCATGCCTGATGCGCCCGTCCGTCAGTTTGCTTGGTAAGGTTTTTCGCATGTCAGAACACCTGCTTTCTCTCTCTCGCCTTCCTGTTGATTTCGGCCATCTTCTGGCTGAACGCCCACGATAGCATGGTGGCCGGGTCCGGCGGCGGACGCTCGCCCATCACGCTGTCCCATGTCAGGCCCCGCGCGACCAGTCCCGGCCTGCGCCACTCCACCCACGCGTGATGCGCCAGCACGGTGGCGCTCACAAGGTCGTCGTTCTGTCCGGTGTCGGGTCCCGCGCCCAGCCAGCCCTCATCTTCGACCAGCGCCTGCACCTGTTCGATCAGCCGCGCGCTGCGTATCTCCAGCCGCCGCAGCATCATGCTGTCACGTAATTCGCTGTACGTCTGGTGTTTGTTGTCCTGATTGGCCTTCCATGCGATGACGTTGCCGCCTCCGCCAAGGGTATCCGGCCGCTTGTAGAGAAACCATCGCACGCTGCCGATCATGTCGAGCAGTCGTCCCGCCTGCGGATCGCCCTGTAGTATTCCGCGCTCAGCGAGTTGGCGCAGGTTTCGCACCTCCGGGATAATCGCCGCACCAACACCAGTGACTTCCAGATTAGCCAGATGATTTCGATAAGCGCCCGCGAGGTGAGCCAGCACCCAAGCCAACTGATACGTAAGCGGCTGGTTCGAACGAAACTCCGCCACCTGCACCGCCTTGTCTGCGAAGCAGCGCAGGACTTCGATGGCGTGATCATCGCTGTCGCCGCCACCACCGCCGGATGGATCGACGCCAATGCAGTAAACGCCTTCAGGGTCGGGCGGCTCCCAGACCTTGAGCATGGCGTCCTCTGGCCTCTTGGCCTTCGATATCTTCGACCCGATGAACTGTTCGTCAAAGTCATACTTGAAGCCCTGATAGGGCGGCGGGGGCGTGAGCGCCTCAGCGATTTCGAGTGTGCGTTTCGCCGGGAAGAACCCGGACCCGGAAGCGATGAAACACTCACGCTCATGCCACGGGTAGTGCCGCAGCATGTACTCCTCCGCCTTGAACTCGCCCTCGCGCCGCCACCACGCGATCTGTTCCGGCTTCACCAGCACGCCGTACTGGCGTTTAACGATCTGGGCGCGGGTTATTTCCTCGTCGGTCAGCGAGCCGTCCCAGTAGATTTTATAATCCGGGTCGGTCTTGGCGATGCTGTAGGTCGGGTTGGCCCAGAACCCGATGAAGATAAACTTCATGTGCCGGTCGGCCTTGGCCTGCTGGCAGAAGTTGTAAAACCAGTTGAACCCGTTGGCGATGCTTTCCCAGATGTACAGGCGGTGAGGGTTTTCCCTTGCCAGCGACGCCTTCAGGCTCTCCACGCCTGCCAAGCTTTTCCATTGCGCGCATTCGGTGGCGTGCATCATGTTGAGGGCACGGGAGGCTCCCAAGTCCGGATTAGACGCTGCTGCCATAAGATCGATGACGGAACGGTTCGCAAAAGCCATACCGTTGCGATTGTTCTGTACGAGGCGGTGCTCAGGACCGCGCCACTCGTCAGGGAGGGTTTCCAGAAGAGCGGCAAAAATTCGTCGTAGTCGCTCAAGGTTATCCGTTCGGTCAGCGATAATCGCTCCCTGAACGCCTTCGTTTGCCAGCGCCCAGAAGAGTTCGACGATGGAGCATGCCGTGGTGATGGCGACCTGACGGCACTTGAGCACGACGAATTCATGTACGCCCTCCTGAAGCCCCTTGGCCACGGCATCGATGACCATGCGCTGCGACGGCCACGCCTCGATGTGCGCGCGGCCAAGTTCCTTGGTGTCAACTTCTACGCTTGACAACAGGTCGTAGAGCCCCTGTCTAATCGTTGCCATGGCCGACACCCAGTGAGTTTGGCGAGTGCGGTTCGGCTACGCGCTGGTAGATATCGCCGCTGCGACGATGCCAGCGCCCCGACATGAACGCGGGGCGCGGCTGTTCGATTGCGCCCGACCGGTGGATAGCTTCATCGATCAGGTCGCCGATGCGGTGCAGTTCGTCGGCTTCGGGTCGTTCAGCGTTTGGCTCGCCCATTGCGTTCCTCCGGTCGGTGGCTATAGTCCCGCCCGGTGCTCACAGCAGCACCCCACTGTTAGGGTCCTTGAACCGCCGCCCCGCGCCAGTCGGAGCGGCGGCTTTTTCGTCAGAACTTCGGTTCAGGCTCCGGTTCTTTCGCAGGCGCAGCCGCGTCTGCTTCCGGTTCGTCCTTCACCTCGTAGCACTCGTTGACTTCAAAGTCGGCGGCTCCGGTCCATTGTACATCGTAGTCGATGCCGCGCAATTCGGCTTGATGCCTCTTCGCATCGGTGCCGCCCTTGAACGCCTCGCGCTCCTGTTCCAGCGCCTTGGCCTTCGCCTCCTCCACGCTGTCCGCCTCGATTGTCATGTCGCAGCAGGCGTTCACCGTGCAGAAAACAGAAACTTGGTACTTCGGCATGTCAGGTCTCCTTGTTAAGTTTTTCGATTGTCACACGAACCTTGTCACCCGCCTTGAACGCGGGCTCCAACTGGCCAACGTAGAACGAGAGGTTGCCGAATGTCACGTACCATCCGGCGCTCTCGGTGAACAGCTTGGCCTGACCGTCCACAAGTTTCGCGCCCACTGTCAGGCGTTTCTCTTCCACCCGCTGCACCCTGTCCACAAAGACGTAGCGGATGCGTTCAGTCATCGGAAGCCCTCCACCCAGCGCCGCACGCCCTCCGCGTCGTCCTGCATCACGTACATGATGCCCAGCGCGGCGATGGCGGGGTTGACGCCGCATTCGGGATGCTCCGCCATCCGGCCCATCATCGTGGCGCAGGCGTCTTGCAGGTCGCCCCTGTCAAGGTCTTTCCTTGCCAGTTGCTTGCACCATTCAACGTGCTCCTCGCGCGTCCTCATCGCCGCGTCTCCGCGCGCTTGATGTTGATGCTGTCGATCTGGTACGGGCCTTTGCAGCCCACGCCCGGCTGGCCGAATACGGCCTTGCCGCTGGTCAGGTCCTGAAACGTCTGCGTCATGATCGCATTGAACACATGCGCGAAGTCGCAGTGAACGTGACCCGATACGGTGAAGCTGGCGTTTGCGCCTGCGGTGCCGGTGACGCTGTATTCGTAAGTCCGGATGCTGAACTCATGCGGGTCAGGCATTTTTTTCTCCACTGTGTACGGGGTTTCGCTTTACGCCCAAATCAAAATTTTTTATTTTTTTCAAATTCCAAAACCGAACCGGCGGCGGTCCCTGAGAAGAACCCGCCGCCGTTTCGCCGTCCGCCCGAGGGGGACCGGCTCCCTTTCGGGAGGTGTTTGCAAGATACCAGCCTTGTACGTGACATGCCAGACGCGCCGCAGGTAATCCCCTCCTCGCGCGCCTGCGGGCGGCCCGCAGGCTGGTTTTCTGTGCCCCGGGAAAGGACCGGGAACGTCGAGCTATCTTGCCTCCCGACGCTGGATTGCCGCCCTGTGTCTATGGTGCTTCCAGCCAAGCGGCGGCGCAGGCCGCCTCTGGCGTGGCGTAGACAATCGGCTCGCCGTTGATGTTGCGGACAATCTCCCATGCCCGCGTGGTCCGCAGGTACATGCCGTGCCAAGCGGGTTTGCCGTTGACCGGCGCGCAGGGCCTTGCCTTGACCGTTGGTTCGCTCATGCGCGTGCCTCCTCGCATTGGCAGGGGACGCGCCGCCGGGTCGGATGAACGTCAGCCTCGCCCATCAGCGCGTCAAGTTCTTCGATGCACGCGAAGGGCCGACGCACGCCGGTCCCTCCGCCCATGTAGGTGTAGCGCCAGCCGCGCGCATACTTCGTCACGCGATGCTGCCGATCCGGCGTATCATAGCGCGGATAGCCCTTGACCGGCGTATCGTCGCAGCGATGGAAACCGCGCTTGAGCAGTTTTTTCTTCATGCCCATGTCAGTCCTCCGCCGTGCTCTGCTCCGCCGGATGCAGCGACTTGTCCAGCGCATCGATCACCATGGCGTACTGCTTCGCGGTGTCCGCGTCCTCGCAGAACAGGGTCAACTCGGTTTCCTCCGGGTCGCCCTTCCAATTGAGGTTGATCAGTTTCATCCGCAGGAGCGTGTCGCCCGTGCTGAGCGTCGCCGTTCGCGCGCTAATCCGCACCAAGCGATGCTGGGTGATTTCCATTGTCGTTCTCCACTGTCGGCAAAATTGCCAAATGAAAAAGTTAACGGCGCATTCGCGCGCCGTCAAGGCGTCACGGGAAAAAGTGTACCATAGTTGCGAGTGCGATAGCACTGAGCCAGATACCCCATAGCTCCGATCTTGGCACGGCCAGCTTATATGCAATGGATTGCAGCGTGCCGATCACAATCACCGCGAACAGCGTGAAGCTTGCCTCCGACATGGGTCAGTCCCTTCCATGCACGATGACTTTCCAGTGCGGGCTTTCGCACAGTTCTTCAACCGTGCGCTTGCCGAGGATCGCGCCGGGCGCAAAGTCGAGACTGTCGGTTACCCTGATCACGCGATAGGTCGGCTCCCTGTTCGCGAGATTGGGGCAGAGATAGTCAACCGTCAAGGTTTTGAGTTTACTGGCCATGTCAGTCCCTCCCGAAACCGAGCGGCATGTCCATGCCCTCCGCTTCGTCCAGCGTTCCGTCCAACTCGTCCGCAGCGGTGCGGATTTCGTCGGCCTTGTCGGCAATGTCGAGGTTGCACACCTCGTCAAGCTTGTCGGCAAGGTTTCCGCTTTGCAGGTTGTCCGGGAGGTTGTCCTTCCATTCCTGATATTCCTCCTGCACGCCCTGAAGCTCGCTCATGGCATCCTCTAGCTCGTCGCAGGAGGAGATGATTTCGCCGAGTGCGGTCTTGGCGCGGGTCACGGCTGACTGCCAGCGGTCGATACGCGATTGCCGCTTCTTCGCCCGCTTGACAGGCTTGAGTGGCGCAACGTCCTGTACCGTGGGCACGGCCCGTCCGGTCCCGGTCATCTGTTCGACGGCCAACGCTTCGGCGTTACCGGGAACGTCCGGCTCCTCCGCGCCGTTGAGCGCGTCCACCACTGCCGCAGCAATGCGCTCCGCAGCATCGGTATCGCCGCAGTAGATCGGGATTGTCGCAAACGTCAGGGCCGGATTGTCGGAAGAAATAACCTTTACGTGCGGGTCATCGGCGTTGTCAGCCGTGACAAAATCAAAAACTGCCATTGTCGTTCTCCACTGGTTAGAGTTTCACTTTACCTGACCTTCGCGGCCAGCACGTCGAGGTGCATCCCGTCCTTCTCCCAGACTTTCGCCGTCTTGGTATCCTGCCAGTTCTCCGCAATGTGCGCCGCCTTGAGGTGGCAGACTTCGCCCATCGCGAACAGCACCTTGGAAAGCCCGTGCCTGTCGATGATGGCTTCCAACTGATCGGCCAGCGGCTTTTCGCTCGCCACCTTGGCCGGTGCCAAGCCCGGCTGTTGCGTATCGCCCACTGCGTTGCCGATCACGTCGTACAACTGGCCCATGTTCTCGATTTTCTCGTTTGGCATGTCCGTCTCCATTGGTTAGGCAAAATTGCCAAATTTAATTTTTTCACTTGACGCGCCAGATATGGATACGTCCGTTGTGGTCGCGTGCCTCGAAAACTTTTTTCCTGTATCGCTGCATCGCCTGTCGTGCGTTGGTCTGTGCGGCGTTCCATCCGCAGTCAACCGCGAAGCAATCGCCCACATCCATCTTGAGCCACGGATATTTCATCTTGCGCTGGCGTGGCGTTCCCAATGGAATATTTTTTTTAATCCGCGCCACCTTGGAACTCCAATCCAGAAAATTTTAATTTTTTTTTAATCCCAAACCGGTCCCTTTGTCAAATCCGGCGGCGGCCGGTTCCGGATTGTGGCGCGGCGGCAACGTGGCGGCGGCGCAACAGGTCCGAAACGGGACTATCCCGAAACAGGACTATCCCGGATCGGTCCAGTCCCGTTTTGGCGATAGTCCCGCGCGCGGCTTTGGTCCGCGCGCGGGATAGTCTTGAAAGCGGCCTAGTTGATCGGCACCGCCAGCGCCGCGCGGCGCGTCGGGAATGGAACCACATTCGACGGGTCATCTATGCCGATGGCCTTGAGCAATGGCGCGGCGTCCAGCCACCGTGCGTTCTGTGGGTCGGCCATGCTGGCAGCGTACCAGCGCAACAGCCCGCAGGTCGTAGCGATGTATTCATCTTGGCTGATCGCCTCATAGTGCAGCGCCGTATCAAGGTAGAGGCAGGCCGCGCGATACGAAAAGACAATCGCCTTACGTTCCGCAGCGTCAAGCTTGGCCGTCGCCTCCTCGCTTTCGCCGTCGCGAAGGAATGTCCGATAGCATTGCCAGCACGCCACTAGGTCCGGCTCTTTCGCCCGGCCACAGATGGCGCATTGGCAGGCCGCGCGCTGATATTGATAATCACTCATGTCAGTCTTTCCACTTGTCAGGGGTTACCGTGCCATGTCGCACGATTGATGGGGCAGCGAAAGCTGCCCCATCAGGCTTGCGTCATGGTCCGGGCGGATTGAAACCGTCCGGACTGTATCCCGTCTCTGCGTTCATCTTCGTGCATTCATCCTGCACAACAGGATGCCAGATGCCGTTGATCGGGGAATACACTTCGTAATTCTCCCGCGCCCATTGCCGGAACTTGCGTTCCTGCTCTGGCGATAGCGTCGTAAAGAGTTGCATTTGTCTCACCATTTCACGGCTAGGCCGGAAGGCGAAAGCGGCTTGTCTGGAACCGGATTGGTTACCAACGCTCCACCATTGCCGTTCGGCTTGGGTTTCGGTTTCGAGGTGTCCAGCTTTAGGCTTGCGCCTAGTCCGTTCTCGAAACCATCAAGCGCGCTACTCGGAACCAAGCCGACTAGGTAGCTTCGCACGAATGCATAGACTGCCTTGTCGTCTTGGTTCCAAGCGTCGCGCGCCAACGCGAAAAGCGTTTCCACGTAAATGGAAACGGTTGTCCGATCTATTTCGATCATGTTGGCGCGCTTTCACTTAGGCGAGTTGCAAATCACGAACGCGCGGCATCAGCAATTCAACGGCTTGCGCCTTCATTGCTGCACCAGAACCGAATTGCGACGATGACATGATCCTGTCGTCGCTGCCGTTCGTCCTGTCATGGTCAACGTAACGCGTGATGGCGTTCAACGCAGCCCATGCCGAGCCACGTTCCGCGCCTTCCTGCGTCACGGTTGTCTGATACGCTTTCGCGATTGCTTCATACTGGTTTGCCTTGCGCGATGAGATGTCGTCGCGCTTGGCATCAGGCTTTTCGCCTAACATCGCCAGAAAGAACTCATGAACTTCCCGGTCCGTCATGTGAACTTGCGCCATTGCATCGCCCATTGCCTTGAATGCTGCGAAGCCTTGCGCGATAGCCGCCAGTTCCTCGCCAACCTTGCGAGCGTTGAACTGGGTCGTATGCCGCGTTCGGATAACCGCGCGCTTGTCTGCGAGTGCAGCCTGTACCGTATTCTGGCAGACACCACGGACAACCGTTCCTTGATTGATAGTGCTTCCTGTTCCGTCAAAGGCGGTGGTCATCAGCAGGTACGCCTTGTGAGCATCTCCGCCAACCGTCAACGGCTGCCGATAAACCGCAGTTGCCCAAATCTTGCGGCCGCCATCAAGCGAGCCCGCAACATCCAACTGGAACAGATCATTGACGCCGGTATAGCGTTCGAACCATTCCAGAACGTGACGTGGCTGCACTTCAATCCGCCGGTCAGTGCAGACACCCAACGTATGCCCGTTATCAGAGCGTACATTGAAAAACCTGTCTTTCACTTCCCGGAACTGTTCCATTCCGATGGACGATAGATCGGCGTAAGCCGGGACCTTGACCGCCTCCCAATTGAGACCGGCTTGCGCCGCCCATTGGTCCGTGGACATTCCCGGCTGCATTTCCGTTCCAAGACGGTGCCAGATATCATTCCGGCTGCCAAGGAACGCAATGTTCGCGCGATCATTCGTCATATCGATGTTATGGGACATTTGTCTTTCTCCACTGTTGGCGCTTTGGATGCCGCGACTATCGCGGCATCCTGAAACGTCCCCAGAGGTGTGACCGGCACCGAAACCGCGACATAAGCCGCCCGTCGTTTCGCCCGGTCTATTCACGATGTCAAAAAACCCGGATCATTGGGGATGGAAGCCAACGGGACCGCACGGCAAGCGCCGCAGGCAAACCATAGCACTCCGCGCGAAACGGCGTCAAGGGAAACGCGATACGTAGGGGCCAGGACTTCCCGTGTCAGATTTGAGCATGTGCAGCATAGTGGCACCCACAACCCGCACCAATC